GCAGCGTGGCTCGGCGAGCTCGACCCCTCCGCGCTCGACGCCGCGGTCCGACCTCGCCTGCGCGGGATGCGCGACTCCTACGCCGAGCACGTCCTGGCGATCCTGCGGGAGTCCCTCGGTGGTTGACCTCGGCCCGCTCCTCAACCTCGGCGGCAGCCTCGCGGCCAGCACGATCCGATCGTTCGGCACCGAGGTCTCGTTCACGCGCGAGACGAAGGGAGAGACCGACCCGATCACTCTGGAGACACCCACCGTCGTCGAGGCCCTGGGCTCCCAGAAAGCGATCCTCATCAAGAACGGCGGCGGCGCCGGCGAGGTCATCGGCGGTATTCAGGTCACCGTCACCGACTGGCGTCTCATCCTCCTGCCCGGAGCGCCCGACGTCGACGAGACGATGCTCGTCACGGTGACGAAGTGCCGCGACCGCGCGCTGCTCGGCGGTCGCGCGAAGGTGCTCGGCGGGATCCGCGAGGGCGCCGGGGTGATCTACACCGTCTTCGCCCGGCCCGGCGGGACTCCGTGATCTCGATGACCCCCGACGGGGACCCAGGTGCCGTCTTCGAGGTCCTGATCCCCGCGACCGACCGTGCGACCGAGGTTGCCGTCGGGCGCACCGGTGTGTTCCTCCAGACGCAGGTGAAGGCCAACGCGTCCGGTCGGCCCGGCCCGAGAGCCCCCACGGGCGACTACCGGCGCACGATCGGCCTGACCGTGAGCCGCGACGTCGCCGGCCCGTTCGCGCTCGTCTCCACCAACGCGGTCCAGGCCCGACGGCTTGAGTACGGCTTCATCGGCGTCGACGCCCTCGGACGCTCCTACCGCCAGCCGCCCTACCCGCACTGGCGCCCCGCGCTGATCCTCGTCCCCGCGGTGTTCGCCCGCGAGCTCGATCGTGCCCTGCAAGCCTCCGGGAGGACCGCATGACCCTGACTGCCACCGAACCCGTCCTGACCGCGGTCCGCGATCACCTGCGTCTGCACCTGCCCCAGCGGGTCGATGGGCGTGACCTGGCCATCGAGAAGGACTCCACGTCGTGGGCTGCTCCGCTCGTCCTCGTCGAGCTCGCCACGACGCCTAACCTCACCCGGTTCGCGATGGGCGGCCACGACTGGGCGACCCTGAGCGTGCAGACCACCGCCGTCATGGCCCAGCGATCGCAGGCTCGCCTCCTCGGCGACCAGATCCGCACCGCGCTCGTCGCCCTCACCCCGCACGGCAGACCCATCGCCCCGCTCGTCCTGCCCGCGCACACGGTCCTCGAGATCGCCAGTGCCGGCGACGGGCACGCCGACGACTCCGGCACCGAAGCGGGCCGCACAGCCCAGTGGGTCGAGACCTTCACGATCCGCTACACGTGACACCCCCAGCCTGACCATAGGCACGACTCAGGGACCGCGCCCTTTCCCCGCGGACTGCACCTCATCAGGTGCCAGACCCCATTCGGATTCACGGGAGACCTGATGACTGCTGTGCACATCACGCACCCCGACCTCCCGAAGGCCAAGCCCGCGGTCACCACCGAGGCAGCCTTCGAGAAGGTCTGGAAGGGCCGGGGCTGGAAGACGCTCTCGGCCGACGAGGCGATCGCCGTCGAGCGCGCCCTCACCGAGGACGCCGCGGCCGAGCCTGCCCCCGCGCCGGCTACCGACACCACCACCCCGGCCGCCAAGGCCCCCAAGACGGGAGGCCAGGCATGAGCCTGTTCATGCTCCGAGGCACCGGCGACGCCCGCTGGGTGCCGACCATCGCCGACCCCGACCTCAAGGTCACGGTCGCCGAGTGGAACGCGGGGCAGCCGCTCGGCCTGTCCATCAACGCGATCGAGGGCCTCGAGCCCCAGTCCAACAAGATCAACGTCCCGATCCTCAAGAAGCGCACCGAGGAGCAGATCGACGGCCCTCAGACCTTCCAGGACGTCTCGATCACGATCGCCGAAGACGACGGCAAGGGCACGAGCCTCGAAGCGCTCGAGCGCCAGGAGGTGCTGGAGGTGCTCGTCAAGGACGCCTCCGGCTACCTCGTCCTCAACCGCTCGTCCCAGGCGACCCCGGCCACGGGCTCGAAACTCTGGGTCATCGGCGGCACGGTCTCCGAGCAGGTCCCGAACTGGTCCCTCGACGCAGCCGCCGCGACGACGCAGATCCGCATCTCGCCGTCCACCCCGCTCACGCCCGTCGCCGTCGGCGCGTGACCCCTCGTCGCTCCCCGCGCACTGACCACACGTGCGCGGGGAGCGGCTCCCACCCCTCACCACCAGGAAGGCACCACCGTGACCCTGCCCCAGAAGAAGGCCCGCGTCATCAAGGTCCCGATCGTCCTCGACTCCGAGATCGAGCTCGAGTACGTCCAGGCCAAGCACGCCGTCGACGTCCGCGCCGAAGAGCTGCTCAAGACCGCGGCCGAGCGCATCCGCATCGCACGCGCAGCAGCAACGCCCGACACCGAGCACGCCGCAGCCGAAGCCGTGGTCGCGAAGGACATAGCCGAGGTCGAAGACCTCCAGAAGGTCGTCGTCGAGAAGGAGGCCGCGCTCGACGACGTCACGACGTACTTCACCTTCCGAGCGCTCGGCCGCAAGACCTGGGCCGACGTCCAGAAGCGCAACCCCCCGACGGAGGAGGACCACGCTCAGTACGCCGCCGAGGGCGGCCAGGGACCTGCGCCGTTCCACGAGCTCGGCGTCGCCCGCGAGCTCTTCCACCTGGCCGCCGTCGCGCCCCTCATCACCCAGGAGGAAGCAGAGGAGATCGTCGACGGCGAGCTCTACAACCTCGTCGAGGTCGCCACCCTCTGGGCCGGCGCCCGGTACGTGCAGGTCCAGGGCTCGGCAGCCTGATGCGGGAGGTCCGGGTCGACATCGGCGAGCTGGTCGTCGTCCCGGTCCTCGGCATGCCCCGAGCGGTGTGGTCCGCGTTCCGCGACGAGCACGACATGACCGACGAGGACGACTACGCCCCGGACCTCATGGCGGCGTGCTGCGCCTGGTCGGACGCCGAGGCCCAGGAGGCGTGGGACGAGTGGCCGGCCGACGCCGCCCTCGACGTCCTCGTCGCGTGCCTCGAGGAGTCGGCGCCCGGCGACCCGGACTGGGCCTCGCGCCGCATCAAGGCCGACCCGTACCTCCAGGTCGAGCTCGCGGTCTGCGCTGAGCAGGGCATCGCACTGTCGGCCTTCCACGCACGGTCCGAGCGCGACCAGGACCTCGCGATCGCCTACCACGTCCTCTCCCTCGACCACTGCTCCGGATGTGGTGCCCCCACGGAGGCGATGAAGAACCCCTCCCTCGTCAAGCTCACGTCGCGCGAGTGCCTGGTGTGCCGCCAGAAACACGAAGCGCACAAGTCCATGCCGACCGAGCAGGCCCCGTACACGCACCTGTCCGTCGTCATGGCACCCCAGGAGACCCACGCATGAGCCTGAATACGTCCAACGGAATCTCCTACACGATCCGTGGCGACAACACCGACCTCCGGCGCGCCCTCCAGGATTCGGCTGCTGCGACGCGCAGCTTCGGTCAGACCATGGAGTCGGCGATCGTCGGTCCCGCGCAGCGCGTGGTGCAGGCCGAGGGTCAGGTCGCGCAGTCCGCTGCGCAAGCCGCTGCCGCGATGCGCGCCCAGGGCGACGCTGCTCTGGACTCTCTCGGTGCGATCGCCCGGTCGACTGCCGCGTCGTCAGCAGCCATGACCCGCCAGGCAACTGCCGCATCGACGGCCAGCACAGCCACTGCAGCGGCTGCGCGGGTCACCGCCGCGTCGGGCGAGGTTGCTGCGACGTCCCTCGGCCTGACGGCCGTCGCCGCAGCCAGCGCGTCGGGTGCGACCACGACGCTTGCTGGTGCGTCCCGAGCCGCGTCCATTGCTCTGTCCCAGAGCGCCTCGGCCGGGTCAGCCGCTTCTGCGGCCAACGCAGCGGTCGCTGCGACCTCTGGTGCTGCCGCGACGTCGCTGACAGCGCAGGCCGCAGCAGCAGGCTCAGCAGCCACCGCAGCGAGGGCCACGGCAGCCTCGACAAGCGCCGTAGTCGGGTCGCTATCCGCGCAGGCAGTCGCCGCATCCACCTCGGCTGCTGCCACGTCTGCCCTCGGCGGTGCGGCCCAGTCCACGCGGACGTCCCTGTCCAGCATGGGCACGGCGGGGACCGCCTCGCTCTCGTCTGTCGCGGGGATGCTCCAGCACCTCGTCGGGCCTCTCGGGTTCGGTGCCCTCATCGCCCTAATCGCCAAGACCGGTGTCGGCTTCAACGACTTCCTGGCTCGGCAGAGCATCGCGTTCGAGACGATGCTCGGCTCGGCGTCGGCGTCGAAGGAGTTCCTCAGCGACATGCTGGCGTTCGCCAAGACGACGCCGTTCTCCTTCCCCGAGCTCACCGCCAGCGCGCAGAAGATGGTCGCTTTCGGCATCGAGTCGAGCAAGGTCGTCGACATCATGCGGACCCTCGGAGACGCGACCGTCGGGTCTGGTGGGTCGATGGCAGACCTCTCCGGCCTGGGTATCGTCCTCGGCCAGGTCTCCGCCAAGGGCCGCCTCATGGGTCAGGAGCTCCTGCAGTTCGCTGAGCGTGGCATCCCGGCTCTGACCGTCCTCGCGAACAAGGCCAACATGTCGGTCGGCGAGTTCCAAGCCCTCGTCTCCGACGGCGCCGTGTCGTCCGAAGAGGCGATCACGAACCTCATCGACGGTCTTCGCGATGGCACGGACGGAATCAACGGGACGACCGCGGCCTACGACGGGCTGATGGCGAAGATCAAGTCGTCGAACATCTTCTCGAGCGCCTGGGATTCCTTCAAGTCCGGGTTCCGCACGATGTCCGCTGAGCTCACCGAGTCCCTCACCCCGGCGCTCGTTGGACTGGTCAACATCGGTGGCGATGCCATGGGCGCAGTGAAGGGCATCGCGTCCGCCTTCAACGGTCTGAGTGGGCCAACGCAAGCCGTCGCCCTCGCGCTGACCGCGGTGTTGATCGCCGGCCGCCTCCTCGGACCAGTCCTGTCCCGTCAGGTCGGCACCGGAGTCGCCGCGATGCGCACCGGATTCACCAACGCTCGGGCGTCGATCGACGCCACGACCACGGGGCTGAACAGGATGCAGGTAGCGACCCGCATGTCCGCTATCGGTGTCCGCAACGTCGCAGGCTCCCTTGTCGGGGCCTTCGGTGGACCTGCTGCCCTCGCAGTGACTGCTGGAATCGGACTCGTCACGTCCCTACTTGCTATGCAGTCGCAATCGAGCTCCCAGGCGAAGGCCGACGCCGACGCGCTCCGTCAGACCCTCGACGAAACTACTGGGGCGATCACGGAGGGCACGGAGGCCTTGATCCGCGACCAGCTCGTCAAGGACCGCAAGCGAGACTCCTCGTTCTCCGGGCTCTTCGACGGATCCGGCTCGATCATCGAAGACGCGAAGTCGATGGGGATCGCTGTCGAGGACCTCACCGCTGCCTACCTCGGTCAGGGCGATGCCTACGACAGGGTGCGCGAACAGGCTGTTGAGTACCGCGACGCACTGAGCGTCGGTGATCGGCTCTTCTCCCGCAAGGACACGACCGCCGACGCACTGATCAAGTCGCTCGACGCGCAGAAAACTGCCTACGACGACAACGTCGTGGCGACGAAAGCCAAGAAGGAGATCGACGACGCTCAAGTCAAGTCCGCGACGGAGCTCGCTGACGCCTACCGGGCTGAGGAGTGGGCGCTTCACGGTCTCACCGAAGAGCAGGGGAAGGCGATCCAGTCGGGGGTCGAGGCGACGGGCAAGGCGTTCGACACAGCCTTCGCGCTGGTCGGAACCTTCAAGCCCGTCGTGGTCACTGAGGACGAGCTCACCGACGCGCGCGACAAGGTCACCGATGCCACGAACGCACTGAGGGACGCCGAGGAAGCGCGGGAGAAGACCCAGGACCGGAAGAAGCACACGACCAACGACCGCCTCAAGGCGGCCGACAGCGTCACTCGAGCGCTGCGGAACCAGGGCAAGGCCGTCGAGGAGCTCACCGAGCTCGAAGCCTCCGACATCCCCATCGCCGACCAAATGATGGAGCACTACCGCAAGACCCTCGAAGACGCACAGAAGTTCGCCGACGACATCGCAGCCGTGACGACCGCGGGGCTCGACCCCTCACTGGTCAATGACCTCGTGCTCGCCGGGCCGGAGAACGCTGCCCCTCAGCTGCAAGAGCTCCTCGGGGCGAATGGTGCTGCGCTGATCGAGATGGCGAACCAGACAGAGGCCGAGCTCAACAACCTCAACACCCGCGTCGTGGAGAACGCGCGACTGACCGCGATCGCGATGCAGTCCAAGCTCGCGTCGACGGCGGCCGACCTGCCCAACGCCCTCGCGATCGCCGCAGCCCAGGTCGAAGGGCGCGATGCGAACGTCGACGTGCTCGCCAAGCAGCTGGGCATGAATCCCGAAGACGTCGCGCGCATCGCCGCTCAGTTCGGCCAGGACTGGGTCATGGGCCGAGACGAGTACCTCGAGAAGCACCCGATCCAGGTCGTCGCCGACGGCAAGACCGCGCCGACCGACAACCCGTTCGCGTTCGGGTTCGAGCCCGAAGTGGCCGTGAACCCGGGCTGGATCTACGACGCGGCCTCGAACACGTTCCTGCAGAACGCCCTGGCCGACGGGATCCCGGCCGACCTGTTCGTTTCTCCTCGCGTCACCATCCAGCCGGCGTGGGTCCTGCCGAGCCTGAGCTCGACGCCCACGCCCGCGCTCGGTGGGCTGCCCGGCCCGTACCTGGGAGGGCACTACAACGGCGGAGTCATCCCCGGATATACCCCGGGCCGCGACACCGGCTTCATCGGGATCGGCGGCGGTGAGTCCGTCATGCGACCGGAGTGGACTCGCGGTGTCGGGGCCGGGTTCGTGCACCGTATGAACCGCATCGCGCGCACCGGCGGAGTGTCGGCCGTCCGTGACGCCATGTCCGGGGTCCCGGGCTTCCAGGGCGCGTACCGCCTCGGTGGGATCGTCGGGCAGAGCTCCTACACACCACCGCCGCAGATCATCGAGGTCCCGGTGACACAGCGCGTGGAACATCATGGCGTGCAGACCTTCGGCGACATTTACACGGCAGACCCCGCAGACTTCCAGCGCCAGATCCGCCAGGGTCGACGCAGGTCGTTCACGGGAGGTCGGCCGTGAGCGACTCCGTCTCCCTCTCTGCTCAGGTCACCCGTGCCGGGGCCGGCGCGCTCTCACTGGAGGTCGACGGCGTCTACCACGTCGTCAGTTTCAGCGAGGGTGGCGTGTCCTGGCGGCGCACCACCGTGCAGGGCAAGTACCAGCGCGGACGTCGCCTGACGCAGGCCCAGCAGGACACCGTCTCCGATGTGCTGATCGTCCGCTGCTACGGGGCGTCGTGGATCGAGGTCAACAACCGCGTGGCCGCGCTGCGTGACGCGTTCTCGCAGTTCTCCTACCACCTGAACGTCATCATCGACGGGCACCGCCGCGTCGCCGAGTGCGAACCCGCCGACCTCGACGTCACCGGCGAAGACTCACGCCGCAAGGGCCTGATGCTCGAGCACATGCGCGAGATCCAGCTGACCATCCCCCGCGACCCCCAGCTCCTCGAAGGTGCCATCTGATGATCTCCCCTGCCTACCGCCAGCGCGCCGCCCGAGCACTTTTCGGCTCCGCCCGGTCCACCCTGATCCCCGCGACGCTGTGGCTCGGGTGGATCGGCACGTCAGGCAGCGAGGTCACCACGACCCGGACCCGCGTGCCGAACACGGACGCGACCTTCGGCGCGTCCGGCGCTGGTGTCACGAACGTCGCACCGATCGACGCAGGCGTCGCCGAGGGCGCGTGGTTCCTGCGCTCGGTGGGCTTCTGGGACGCGGCCACGGGCGGCGCTCTGGTCGTCACGGCCGACCTGCCTGCCGCACGGACCGTGGCCGAAGACGAGCCTCTGGTGATCGCGACCGGAGCACTGACTCTCGAGGTCGGCGCGTGATCACCTTCGACCTCGACCCCGCCACCCTCGCCCCTGGTCCCGTGTCCACCTGGGATGGCGCGGGGGTCACGCTCACCCGGTACCAGTCGTCGTGGCCCGACCCGACACGAACCCTGCGCAGTGATCTTCCGGTCGTGCGATTCCCCGGCCCCGCCGGGACACAACCACAATGGATGGTTGGGAACACCGCGGACGACCCAGCGCCGGAGGCATCTTTCCACCTCGTGCTCATCCTCGAGGGATCGCCTGAGTGGGGCAGCGACCTGTGCTTCCTATGGGGCCGGAGCCAGCTGGGTGTCGCGATCTGGCCGGAGAATCAGGTCGGTTCGGTCTGGTCACACGGCCCTTTCATCCCAGGAACACCCACCGTCGTGTCCGTTCTCCACGACGGCACGTCCACGTCGACGTACATCGACGGCAGGCTCGTCGGCACCGAGGCCTCCGGGTCAGGGACTGGCGCTCAGGTCTCCCTGAGAAACACCACGCGCGCCTCCCTGGACGTCCTTCGATCGATGGGGACGTCTGGCTCGACGGTCGAGAGCCTAGAGGTGATGAGGTCGCTCGTTGACCAGTATCTGCCGTCGCGCCTGAGTGCCTCTGGGTCGTGGTCGATGACGGGAGCTGTCGCGCTCTCGGAGTCCGATCCTTGGGACCCGCCGACTCCGCCTGTCTTCACCCCCGGTGGGGCGCTCGTGCCGCCCCCGCCGCCCCCGCCCCAGGCGCCGCCCGTGGGCGTGGCGGTCGACCCGATCCGTCGGGTGTCTGAGGTGATGCCGACCCCGACGTTCGACCAGCGCGGGAACCCCGTGGACTGGGAGCCGACGGACGTCCGTCAGGGACTCGTCGGACATCTCCAGATCGTCGTCGAGGGCGTGGACATCACCTACCTCGGTGATGCCGAGATGCCCTTCCCGTCCTTCTCCCGTGTTGAGCCGTTCGGGTCCGACCAGGCCGACATCCAGCTGCCCGTCGTCACGGCGTTCCACCAGCCCGGCGAGGGCTGGCTCTGGTGGTGCCGCGAGGGCGCGAACGTCGACATCCGCCTCGCCCGACCCGACGGGTCGACACAGTCGATGTTCGCCGGCGTCGTTGCCTCCCTGGGCCACCACGAGGAGTCCGGGGCGTTCACGCTCGGGTGCTTGGGCGTCATGTTCGCCGCTGACCTCCAGCTGCGCCCGCCTGCGTTCATTACGACGCCCCGCGACGCCGGGTCGGTCATCCCAGAGGTCATCAACCAGGCCATCGGGCGGCGCTTCAACCCGATCGCCGAGGTCGTCACCGGGATCCCCGTCTCCGTGCTCGGCGGCTGGGAGTCCCGCGTCTCGGGGTGGTCCCAGCGCGCCCTCGCGACACTCGTCACCGGCGGGTCCCAGTGGACCGTCACATGCGATGAGCGCTCCCCGGCGATGGTCCTGAAGGACGTCGACAACATTGCCTGGACCGTGCACAACGGCCAACGCGGGATCGACGTCGACCTGATCCGCGACGCGACCCAGGCACCGAACGTCATCTACGCCGAGGGCATCGGTCCCGACGGGGGCCGATGGCGCAACGCGAAGTACCCGAACTGGCGGCCTGACGACACTCCCGACTTCCCCAACACACCGATCCGCTCGATCACCGTCGGGTGGACCGACGCGCGCACCACCACCAAGTCAGGAGTCTCGACATGGCAGGCGAAGGCCGGGCAGCCCGTCACCGGTCGCTTCTCCCAGTCCGACCGCGCCGCGCTTCGCCGCATGCAGCAGGCCGCCGGCGTGCAGCGCGACGGCGTCTTGGGACCGCAGTCCTGGGCGATGACGTTCGGGACCGGCTCGAACACCGGCACCCTCGACGGTGCGTTCATCATGCCCGCAGCGTTTTCCCCGAGCGTTGAGCCACGGCTCTTCGGCCCCGACGGCGACGACCTCGGCGACAACCCTGCCTACTCCCCCGGCGTCCTGCGCGTCGAGAGGTACATCAACTACGGTCCCGGTGCCACGAAGGCCGACGGGGTGCGGGCATCCGAGGAGATACTCGCCCGCGACTCCCAGCCCGGCTGGGTCGGGACCGTCACCATGGAGCTCGACCCTGAGGAAGGCTCACGCCTCGAAGTCGTCCGTGAGGGCACCAACGGGCTCGTCCGCGGGTTCCGCGGCAACGACCTGAAAGTCCACGTCGCACAGGTCCAGTACTCCGCGACGTCCGTGACCGCCACCGTCGACACGAACGCGCGCGACTTCCCGACTCTGGACGCGATCCTCGACCGCGACCGGGAGGCCACCGACCCTGCCCGTTCCTACCGGAAGTCCACCAACTCTGGCGAGCTCTCCTCAGACCGTGCGACGTGGGACGCCGAGTCCCCCGGCGGCCACATCCCGCGCCTCGCGCTCTTCTCCAACCTCTGGACCGTCGTGCGCATCCCCGTCGCCCAGTACGGGTCCATCGTCCGCACCGAGTTCACGTCCACAGGCCCCAAGCGCGCGTTCAGCATCGCGGTGTTCGACCGCCCGATCACCGCAGCGGCACTCCTCGGGCTCGTCGGCAACCCCCTCTGGATCCCCGACGCAGACGACCTTCCCGAGGAAGGCGTCACCAACCCCTGGCAGACGAAGTCCGACGCACTCGACGACGCAGGATTGCTCATGTCCTGGGGGTGGGCGAAGCAGCCGGCCGGGTACTACCCGGGCCAGTACTCGGACCCCGACGGCGAAGACGCGACCCCCGTCACCGGCCGAATGGTCGACGACGCCTCGTGGGACTACGCCTCGACCCAGCCGCCGTGGCTGTGGGTCGCGATGATCGCCGAAGGCTCGACGTTCATCGAAGGTCGCTTCTGGCACGGGGTGTCTTGATGCCCCGGTACGGAGACTGGGTCGATGTGCCAGCGGGCAGAGAGAGCGCACTCCCGACGCCTCCACGGCGCATCGGTTGGTTCTTCAACTCGTCCGGGCGCACGATCTACACGTCGGGCCGAGATGTTCAGTGGACCGATGGCCCGCTCGACTCCTACGCCGCCTACCTCAACTTCCCGGTCTCGCTTCGGGGACCGATCGAGTACCACGAGCTCAACCTGTTGCAGTTCTTGTGGGGCCTCCCGAACGTCCCGAACGTGCCCGCCCCGGCCGGTGTCACCGTCGAGTACGAGCGTCACGGGTTCGACATCGAGCTCGAGATGGGCTGGGTCTACCCACAAGACATCACCGGGCGCACCGTCAAGGCTCCCTACACAAGCATCCGAGTCGCCCCTCTCGGCGACCCTCTCGATGTCCAGCCCACCGCTGTGCAGATGGACTCCTGGGAGCGTGTCGACAGGGAGACGACGGCCCTGACGGACCCCGCGTGGGGGTTCTCGGAGTCGGGGGAACCGCACTCGCGCTCGGTTCGTATGGAGATCCCGAGGGAGTCCCTTCCTCCGGAAGGCTCACCGCCATCCACGTGCCTCGTGCTCACCACGACGCCGTCGGTCGACGGCGTCTTCTCAGTCACGGGCGGTGAGGCGGCTGCCCCGGGCGTCGCATCACTGCGTCCGATCTGGTATTTCATCTCGGCCAAGGCGGTCTGGCGGCCGTGGCGTTATCGGTTCGTCTACTCCTCCGGGATGTGGGCGACGAGGCAGCGGCAGACGCTGCCCGGAACGGTCGGTGGGTGGCCGCTGCGGCAGCGGCAGAACGGGAACGCTACGGGTTCCTGGCCCCTGCGCCAGCGACAGACAGGCACGTGACACCCCACGAGTGATGATCGACCCGTAAGCGACACCACGGTCATCACGTGGACACCCCGAGGGTGAACGACCCCACCCGGTGACCCGATGCCTGACCGCTCCCTCCCGCCACGTTGGCGAACCGCGCTGCGCGTCCTGCGAGCCCTCGTCTACGTGGCCGTGACCTATGCCGGCCTGGCAGCGCTCCTGTGGACGCCGCGCACCATCGCCGGAGCGCTTGGCGCCAGCATCACCTACTCGTGGGCGGTGCTCGCGATTGCAGGCGCCGGTCTCGCGCTCGTCGGACTGATCCGCGACGCCTACCGCCTGGAGTGGGTCGCGGTCTGGTTCGCAGCGGCGGGCACCTCGGCCTACGCCGTCACCGTCTGGTCGCTCGTCGCAACCGAAGCAACGACTCGTCAGACCCAGGCTGCCGTCTGCACCGGCCTCACCCTCGCGCTGCTCGTCCGCGCCGCCGAGCTCTCCGCGCACGCCGCCAAGCTCCGCGCCGATCACGCCCGGAAGGCCTGAGCGTGGAGACCGCCCTCCAGACCATCGCCACGCTCATCGTCGGCATCATCGGCGGCGGCGGAGGCCTCGCGACCCTGCTCAAGGTGCGCCACGACCAGCGCAACGGGGTGCGTGCCACCGACATCGCGGAAGACACCGCCCACGCCACCGCCCAGGACCGTCTCATCGAGCGTCTCGAGAATCGACTGGAGCGCGTCGAGGACCGCCTGTCGGCAGCCGAGGACGGCAACGTCGCCAAGGCCCTCCTGCTCCGGGCGCAGGGGGACCACATCGACATCCTCGAGGACTGGATCTGGAAGCAGAAGTCCCCGCCCCCGCCGCAGCGCCCCGCCGGGCTCTGAGCTCGCCCACCAAGATCCACGATGCCAGGAGGCACGCCGTGACTTACGAGTCCATCACCGACCGCAACAGCGGCAACTTCACCCCGGCCGGCGCCGTCAAGAAGGTCTTCGGCCGCCCACGCGTGATCCAGTCGATCACCATCCACCACTGGGGTGTCTACGGCCAGCGCTTCGCGGGCGTCGTCGACTACCTCTGCCGGGCCGGTGGGTCGAGCTCGGCGCACTACGTCATCGAGGGCGGGCGCGTCGCATGCATCGTGGCCCCGGGCGACGCCGCCTGGCACTCGGGCAGCAGCGCCGGCAACGCGACCAGCATCGGCCTCGAGCTCCGGCCCGAGGCGACCGACGGTGACTACGCCACCGCGGCTGAGGTCATCCGTGAGCTGCGCGCGGTCTACGGCGACCTGCCGCTCCGCAAGCACTCCTCGTGGAAGGCGACGGCGTGCCCGGGGAAGTGGGACCTCGAGCGGCTCGACGCTGTTGCACGCTCGACGGGGGCGAGCGGCGGCGGCACCAAGCCTGCCGCCCCTCCCGTGCCGGCCCCGGTCAAGCCCACGCCCGCACGGACCACGAACCCCGCCGGCCGTCCACTGCTCGACCTCGACGGGTTCCTCGGATCGGCCACGATCAGCGAGCTGCAGCACGTTCTCGGCACGACCGTGGACGGCATCATCTCCACCGGCCCCGACGGCTCGCAGCTCGTCGCCGAGCTGCAGCTCTACCTCCTGAGCAAGGGGTACGAGCTCGGCAAGGTCGACGGACAGGGCCTCTACCCGAACACCCACGGACGCACGATCAAGACGCGCACGCAGGTAGCCCTGCAGCGCTACCTGGGCACCACGCCCGACGGAGCGCTCGACGCCCCCTCCGCGGCGATCGAGGCCCTCCAGCGTCGCCTGAACGCTGGGACCTTCTGATGCGCCGCGCGGGCCTGTACTTCGCGGTCGCCATCGTGTCGTGCGGGCTCGCGTGGCTGCTGCTGGTCCTCATCACCTACATCGCGCTCGCACCCGTGCGGGCCGTGGCACACCTGATCGGAGCATGACCGCCATGAAGCACCTCCGCGAGTTCCTCGCCGACCTCACCACGCAGGCATGGACGCACCTGGCCGTCATCGCCCCGGCGTGGCTGCGCACCGTCGTCCCCGTCGCGTGGGGGTCGGCCTCCAGCTGGCTGCTGACCCACGTGACCTGGCAGCCCGTCGTCGATCTGGTCGCCGCTGTCGACCCGCTCGTCCTCGCCGGCGCGGCGACGGCCGTCTGGTACGCCGTGGCTCGCTGGGCTGAGCCGCACCTGACCGACTGGGTCACGCGTCTCGTGCTCGGGTCCGCTCAGGTACCTGCCTAAGATGCCGTGGCTGTGAAGAGTCCCGACGGCCCCGTGGCTGGTCCGGGGTCGATCGCGGCCGACGGGACCCCGGTCGCGGTACTCATCGTCAACGAGGACGTCATCGTCGATGCAGGTCAGGCGTGAGCCTCGCCGCGGCGCTCAGCCGCGAAGCCGCGCCCGTGCAGCGCGGCGGGCGATGCTCGGTTGCTCTGCTCCTCGAGACGCTTTCCGCAGATGACGCCGCCGAGCTGCGTTCGGCGCTGGCGTCAACCATGGAGCACGCGGCGATCGCCCGCGCTCTGACGTCCGAGGGGCACCGCTTCGCGTCCTCGACGATCGCTCGACACCGTCGAGGAGAGTGCCGCTGTGACGCTCGCTGACGCTCTCGCCGGCGAAGAAGACCGCGCGTCTGGACGCGACAAGGGGTCGGTCGACGTCACTCCTGACGGTGCGACCATCAACAACGTCGTGGTCACGTCTCCGATCAGCGACGACTGGACCGCGGTCTTCGCGCTGTTCAACCTCGACGCCACGAAGTTCGAGGTCGTCGACGAGACAGTGCGCATGTCCACGTGGCAGCAGTCGAAGCGCACCGATGACGGCTCTCGCGACGGCGTCCAGCTCTACGCCTACTCGGCCAGGTTCCGCCGAGTCGACAAGGAGATGATCCCCGCCGCGTCCATCGAGCGGTGGCGCCGCGCTCTCCAGCGCACGGGCCCGACGGCAGCCCGGAAGGTCAGCGCCGGCGGGACGTATCTGATGCTCGTCGCGGATCCCCAGCTCGGGAAGAAGGGCACCGAGGAGGCCGTCGCGAACTGGCGCCGCGGCGTCCTCGGACACATCGCGGAGGTCCGCAGGCTCATCGCCTCCGGCATCGCGGTGCGCGGCGTGCACGTCGCCTGGCAGGGCGACGAGACCGAGGGCGTGGCGAACAACTACGGCAACCAGGCCCACACGATCGAGCTCAACCAGTCCGCGCAGATCGAGCTCGACTTCGACCTGCGCGTCTGGACGATCAAGGAGGTCGCCACGCTCGGCCTGCCGATCTCTGCGTCGTCGGTCATCAGCAACCACGGCGAGTGGACCCGCAACGGCTCCAAGGAGCCCGTCACGTCCCAGGGCGACAACACCTCCACGCACGTCGCCAGACAGGTAGCGAAGCTCTTCGCAGAGCTCGAGCCCCACGGCGGCCCGAAGGTGTCCTGGACAATCGGCGGCGGCGACCCGGCGGTCGTCGTGCGCCTCTCCGGCGTCGAGTGCTACTTCTCCCACGGGTACATCGAGAAGGGCCGCGGGACGTCGTCGGAGACCCGAACGCGCGCCGCGATCGAGCGCCAGATCCTCGGCCGTACCGACACCCTCGGCAAGACGCCCCTGTGGTTCATGGCCCACTACCACCACAGCTACAGCAACGAGTTCGAGGGCCGCACGGTCTTCGGCTGCCCGGCCCTCGAGGCGGAGAGGTCCAGCGAGTACATGCTCAACCAGTACGGCGTCTGGTCGCCGCCCGGGATGCTCGGGCTGCTCATCGGCGGCAAGACCGGACGCCGCTGGTCACACGTCACTGTCTTCTGATGGCCTGGGCTCAGGTTGGGCTAGCCCACAGGCTCTGAGTAGCGTTCCACGTGACCAGAAAATGCGCTACGTACCACGCTCCTGTATTGCGCAAATTGAAGGCTCTCACGCATGGAAGAGTCAGGAGCTGGCCCGACTTCTCCGAAGAAGCGCTCCACCCAAGCTTGTGCCACCTTTACATCGACACCATCATGAGCCAGATCCGAAACACCTTCCGCCACCAGATCGGCCTCTTCGTATGGACCAACTGTTGCATCGTTAAGTCGCCAGGTAGGGATCACCATCCGACTGTTGTGATGGATCCAGCGTTGCAGCAGCAGATTAACGCCTAACTGAGAGAGTATTGCGGTCCTCCTGCCGGCCTGCACTTCCGCAGGACCAATTACATCAATATCGTCCAGCCGAATCGTAGCTGTGCCCTCAGTGTCCAAAGTTGGAAGCCACGACTGCCGATAGAACCCCTTAGACCAGTCGGGAGGCGCAGTGCCATTCGATGTCTTCAATTCGCAAACAAGTACCTTCGGTCCGAGAGCAGGACCCTTGTTTATAGCGCAGGGATGCTGGATTAAAATTACCCGACGGCCACCCTCAAGTTCAATAACATCGCCAGTCAAAAACGGACGATGGGCGAGCTCATCGACATCATCGCCTTTGGCCAGAAATAGCACGGCCCCGTTAGGCGGCGTCTCCAGTTTATGAGCACCACTCACCGGTTCAACCTCTCATCTGAATAGAGATTGATCCGTCGCCGGCTCTAACAGATTCAAAGACGTGGTCTACCCGAGAGCTCCTCCAGTCTGGATCGAACTCGTCCAGAACTTTCTCAACCGGAATTCGGGCGCTAGGGTCATCGAACGAATCGTCCGCGAACTCCAAAACGAGGTCATACCTGCCAGCGAAAAGGAGATCCATCGCAGTCAGCTCGACCCCTTCCTTCAAGGGCATTTCTAGCCAGGAGACCGGCTCGATGATGAGGCCCTCTTCCAGGAGCTCCAGAAGAGCCACCACCTTGGCCACCTTGAACCGATTGGCCGCAGACATCACCTCGCCGCGCCGCCACTTCTGGACCGCTGCAATAGAAACACTTACAAGACGGGCCACATCCCTCCACGAGAAACCCTGCTCCTTAAGAAGACGAAGCATCTCGCTTGGGTCGCCCGCGCGGATCGCCGTCTGTCGCGTTTCTAGATCGGCCAATAGAGCTTCTCTCCGTTGAACCGCCGCCGAGATTCGAGACTCCCCGGCTACACGATGAAGCACCTTTGCTTCACCACTAGAAAGGGTTTTTGGAATCTCGACCGCGAATGCCCGAACATCACCGGTTCTGGTCCGCGAACGAATGAACTCTTCAGTTCGCATTTAGCACCTCCTCCCTAAGACGCTCAGTGATCATCGACTCGAAAAGATCCTGGACGGGCCCGTGAAGATCGTCTGCGGTCGTAACCACGAAATCTTGAGTCGCCTCTGGGACATCGTCACCAGACTCCACCGCCCAAGTCCAAGCCGCATCGCAATCCAGCACAAAAAACGGTCCAGGTCCCGGCATGTTCTTTCGCACCAAAGGTGACGTGCCGACAAACGGCTGACGGTTCTGGGCGCCATAGCGCATTGCGAGAACACAGTTTGGTTCATCAAGCAGGTAAAGCGCCTGCGCCTGTTGGTCGACGCTTTGACGCTCCACGCCTCCCACTATCGGCCGCGGAGCGGCTAACGAAGAATCCACCCAGAGAGACCAGTCCGGCTCCCCGGACCCCGGAACGCGGATCTCATTGATGTAGCGCAGCCCGATTCTCTCAATGCCGTCTACCGGCGCGACGTCACCACGCACCTTAACTGCGAGACTCAAAATTTCCCGAAAGTGCTCCCAACCGCGATATGCCGTGGTCTCCAGCGTGAGACCATCCGGCCTGAAAACGACCGAGGTCTGACGGTCCCTCGTGGAGAAGCGATGAGCCTGGGACACCCGAGTCTGCAGCGGCGCGGCGGCCCCAGACTCATGAACCTGGATCTGAAATTCATTCATGTCTTCACTGCTCTGCAGAGGCAAGACCTTGAGAAGCCCTGCTTTTATTCCGGCAAGGTCCCCGCGAGAGACCACTGGGGCCTGGGGATGCTTCACCTCAACGATGGTCATCGCCAGCGGCGGTCGAGTGTAGCTAGGCTGAGTGTTCACCCGGTAAGGCTACCAAAGCGACTACCCAAACGACTACCTGCTAGCGCAACGTCACCCGGCACGTCACCGCGCTGGCCGAAAAACGGTCCAGACCCCGGGTTCGAGGATACGAGCCATGATCCTCATCGGAGTTTCGGGGCGGAAGCGCCACGGCAAGGACACGTTCGCCGCCCGCCTCGTCGAGCACCACGGCTTTACACGGGTCGCGTTCGCCGACCCCATGCGCCAGATGGCGCTCGCCCTGGACCCGATCATCTCCGAGGGCTGGCGCCTCTCCGCCCTCGTGGAGGCCTTCGGGTGGGAGGAGGCCAAGGCCAACCCCGAGGTGCGCCGCACGCTCCAGCGGCTCGGCACCGAGGCTGGCCGCGGCGTCCTCGGGGACGGCATCTGGGTCGACACGGCGATGCGCCACGCTCGCAAGCTCGGGGGCCGGGTCGCGTTCACCGACTGCCGCTTCCCGAACGAGGCCGACGCGATCCGGGACGCCGGCGGACAGGTCATCCGCGTGAACCGCCCCGCGTTCCCGGACGACGGCGACCCGCACCCCTCCGAGACCGCCCTCGACCGATACCCGTTCGACGACCTGGTCCTCAACGATGGGACCGTCGACGACCTGCACGCGATTGCGGACAGCATCGCCGCCGAGCTCTGACAAGCACTAGTGTCGTCCCCGGCGGGAGGTCGCCCCCCTGTGCCTCCCGCCAGCGATGCCCCGATCCCCCGGATCGGGGCATCGTCACGTCGAGCGGCCTCCAGCGTCAGCCCCGGACTCGCTTCCTGATGGCAGCGAACACGACCTCGTCGACGATGCGGCACCGCTGGTCCAGGAGCACCTCGACCAGCTGAGCGTGCGGCGGCCACTCGACGTCGCCCCACCAGGCGGAGCGGGCGGCTAGCATCACGAGGAGGAGCCGGTCGGGCAGCCCGGCGGCTCGCGCCTGGTCCATCGCCCTGGCGGCCGCGACGACTTCTTCCGCGGTCCGGCGAGCGGGCATCTGCGGGGGCTGCATCCTGGGGGCTCCCTGGGGGCTCAAAGATCTAGCGACCTGCCGGAAGCCGCAGGATTCTGTAGTAACAACCCGACCCCCGGCAGTCCCCGAAGAGGCCGTGGGGCGCGCGTTTTCGCAGGTCAGCGACCTGATATGCGGATGAGCTGGCCGGTACGCCGGGTTCTGTGTCCCGCGCGCAGTTGCCCGCACGCGGGTGACGACCATCCATCT